CCACTTGGAAGAACCAGTATATGTTTTCCAATCAGATTCCTTTTCCTTCAGGCGAGTGTAATACATATACTGTTTGCATCCAATGTATGCCTTACCATTGCGAAGGTTGGTAATGATATATACGAATCCAAACTTATTCAAGTTCGGAACGAACTCTCTATCTTTACCAACCTCCAACCAATGATGATCTACCAATCCAATACCTCTTGCACATCAGGTGTCTTAGATACATGAGTAAGATACCTGTATCCCCTTGCATAGTTGAAGACACGCAAGCCTTGCCCATTATTTTTATCTTTCCAACACTCCTTCTTATGAGCACAATAGATACATGATGTTCCTAACCTACGATTACCTGCCATACCATCTGCTACATCGGAGTAGCAACGGGGTGGAGGCCCATCAGACTTCATAATAGTTTTGAGATTTTTAATTCTATCACTAGCATTAATCATCTCAAGGCTATGCATTGGTAGCAAACAAATCTCACCAGTTTGTTTATTGATAACAAGAAAGGCTGCTTCATCCATATCATTTGCTTGAGCATATGCAGAGAGTTGAGCTATGTATCCGAATGGATCATCCCTTTCAAGTCTGCCTTTCTCAAACTTCTCAAAGCTCCTGCCTGATGCAGACTTACAGTCAACCAGTACTCCATCAATAACACAATCCTGATGTCCTTTCACCCCTTCTATTGTAACTTCCTTTTGTGTATCTACCACTTCATGTCCTGCAAGTCGGGACAAAACAATCAGAAGCTCCTCAAGTATATAACCATATAAGAACTTGATACGTGTAGAAGATTCGAGAGGAATAACCTCGGTCTTATCTAAATTTATATCATACCATAGCTGTCGATCAGGTCTGCCAATGGCTGATAATCTTAGATTACTATTAGTACGAGGCTTCTCATTTAGAAATAATTTTAAGTGCTCCTTTATGTTAGTTGCAAATTCATCTACATGATATTCTATTTCTTTCTCGTCCATACTAAATTCTTCTGGACTAAAAAGATTATAAATATCCTCTACTAATGTATGTATATTTTTCATATGAAAGAGGGGGAGAGAAGGACTTTATAAAAAACTCTCCCCCATCCCCCTACTTAGGAGGCAAAGGGAATTTCATCATCCCCTTCGGCACTGGTGAAACCACCATCAACAACATCAAAAGCTTCGTCTGCTTCTGTATTATAAGGAATAAGATTGACTACTTGTACTGCCCGTAAGTCAGCACTTACTCCAGCACGACCTTTAAACTCCCACTCATAGGTCGTGTAATGAACATTAACTTCAGAACCATTACCAATAAGAGTTTGGGTCATAGTTCTTTTCTGCCCGTCCACAAGATCAGGAGCACGATTCAGTGATCCATCCTTACGACGAACCCGTCGCTTAACTGTAACAAAATCACCACGGTCATCACCCTTATTCTTAACGGTAAGACCATCCTTCTTAATAGTCTCCAAGTTTTTCTTATCTAGGTTACATACATCAACAGTCCACACACCATCACTATCAAAAGTTGTATTTGGATTGGTGATAGCAGCCCAATAAGCATTTCCTGAAATTACTGACATATTTTAGCTCCTTTTGCTAAGTTTGAAAGTTGAATGTCTCATACTTTTATTCGTTTGTCAAGTATTAATGTGTCATGGTCCATGTTTCCCCGTCTTTCCATGTACTATCCAAGGGGCAATTGAACTTTAACTTACGTTCTGTATCTTTAATAGCTTCTCTTGTTATACTTCCAAAGCGTTTCACATCTCCTTTCGCTACTTCAAATTGATATTCATCGTGGATAGAGGCTACTAATTTAGCATCTAATCCGGTACTGGATATTCTCTGAATCATATTAACTAACCAATCTTTACAGATACTTGCACCTGCTCCTTGAATCAGAGTATTTAATGCGGAGTGAGGACTTCTTATGCGAAGAACTCTACCATCTATTCCTTTAATCCTTCCTTGTTCAGCAGCAGATTGAACATTACTACGAACTCTGGCAAGAGCTGGCATGTTAGATAAAAATCTATCTATAAGGGCTTGTCCATGATCTTTATTTCCTCCCACTATCTTACCTATCTTTGCAGCCCCTGCTCCATACATAAAAGCATAGATAAATGTTTTACATTGATCTCTGTCTGTTATCCCTGCCATCTTCATATTGGTTGTGTGAACATCACCATGTAAGATTTCATTAATATAATCTTTATCATTCATTAAATGAGCTAAACATCTAAGTTCAAGACCAGAAGCATCTGTCCCTACTAAAGTATGGGTATGGGGATTCGATACAGTCCAACAATCTCTACACTCTTTCCCGAATGGACTACGAATGGCAGGTATCTGGGCCATGTTAGGACTATGGTGAGCCATACGCCCAGTAATAGTTTTTAAAGTTAATACTCTACCATGAACTCTGCCTGTATTATCATTATATAATTTAATCCATGATTGTATTTGAGCTATTCTTTTCTGTAGTAAAAAGAATCTGGAAAAGTTAGTTGCTTCTTTCATCTTGATCTTATCCAAGATCTCTTCACTGACTATAACATTCCCTTTATCGGTAAACTGTTTTGGTTTCCATCCCCTTTCTATTAATCTATTTGCTATCTGTTGTCGGGAACCTATGTTAAAGGGTATATATTTTGTTTTAGTTTTTAATTCAACAATGGTGGGTTCAAATTCTTTCTTTGACCAAAGCTCTAGCTTATTAGCTTCATCTGAAAGTCTAGCCAAAAGACCAATTGCTTTTTGTATATCAAGAGCGAACCCATTATTCTCTTGTTGATCTATTATTGCTCTGATTTTGTGTTCAAGAGTAATAGAATAAGAAGAAAACTTCTTAGATTCTTCAGATAATTTTTCATATAGTTTAGCAGTAAGTTCAACATCATTCTTACAATACTCTAACATATCTTGTGTGTATGTAGAGAAATCTTCACATTCCCATTTAGGATAATTTAATCTTTCTCCCCATGAGTTAAGACTATGACCCCCTTCTCTAATAGGATTAAATAATTGAGACATGATAAGGGTATCTTCAATCTGATTTAATTTTATATTTGTATTTAATAATCTATTTAAAACAGGGGCATCAAAGGATACTCCATTATGCATAACAAACTTATCAACTGTAGTTGTCCATGATTTAAATTTATCTAGGTTAGTACTATCCCATACTTGTACCTCCTCTGTTTTAAGATCTCTTGTTACTATGCAATGAATCTTTGTTGGTTGTAGTGAGTCTGTCTCTATATCTACGATTGCGACTTTCATATTCTTCATCTTGTCCACACCAGTTACACTCCTCTCCTTTTCCTATACCCATCATAGAGTTTTCCACAGGACACCAATGATCCCACATTATAGGTTTCCCCTCAACATCCCAACGATCTTCAAAGTTACTACCTTTTGAAATTAAAAAATTAATAGTGATAGTATTTACTCCATATCTTCCACCCCTTTTTATTTCCTCAACCTTATAATTCATAATAGGTCCACTTAAAAGCCAATCAAAAAATTCACTCTTTTGTTTAGCCCAACTTTTATTTTTCTTTTTCATACTGCAAAACTTTCTCCACATCCACATTGAGATGTGGCATTTGGGTTTACAATTTTCAAATAGGAACCTGCTATGTTGTTGGTAAAATCTATAATAGTATTTAATACGAACATCATAGCTTCAGGTTGCACACATAAGTAACCCGTCCTAAGTTCAAACTTATCTTCTGTATTAAACTTATCTGGTATTTCTTCTTGCAGTATGGTCCACTCATAGGTGAACCCTGCACAACCACCTCCCTTTACACCAAGCATAACCCCTTGAGCATTATGATCTTTAATGATATCAGACAGATGATCATTAGCAGTATCGGTGATGGTAAGTAAAGCCATGCTACCCTCTCATCAATTTAAATAGACATAAAACGTAGGCTGTAATTACAGAAGACAGCCATATTCCAAAGCTGTTGGTAAAACTTAGTTCCTCCACATGGGTTGTAAGGATAAGAACTGTTACCAATGTGATCCCCCAAGATAATAGAGGTATAAGTATAAGAAAAGGTATCCATTTAAGAAAGATCCTTTCTATTAACAAAATCTTTTTCCACATCCTCCTTCTCCATATTAATTATATGAGCATCATTAACATCTATATGATAGAACTCTTCATTAGTAGTGTACTTAGTATTAAGTTTAGCTACTCTTGAATTTTTAACAGTAAGTCCATCAATGAACCATGCTTGCTTACAATCACTACGAAACACAATGAAAGTTAATGTACCTTCAGATCCATTACGTATCCATTTATCTACAATCTTATGCTTCCTATATGGAATACGTACTTCCATCCATTCATTAGGCCATTGACGAACCCAACTATATTTAATTTCAGTTTCAAAGAAAGCAGGTACACTATCTTTCTTACATGTTATATCCACTCCATACGTTTCTTTTAAATCTACATTTGAATATCCATTTCTTTTTAACCAGCTTCCCATAACACCATTTGATAATGGATCTGCTTTGTTATATAACTCTTGATCAAACTTCATTAATCATCTCCTGTATCAAACGGGTTATCTATCTCTGTCATTCTACCAGTTTTTCTATCATAAAATAAATGAGTAGTCACTCCTGTTTCTCCTGTATATCTATTCTTTAGTATACGAATAGTTGTTGTGTTAGATAATATAGGATCATCGTCTTGTTGATTTCTTTCCAATGCTATTACGGAGTCAGACAAGTGTCCGATGCTGGCCGATCCTCTGAGATGGCTTAAACTTATTTCCTTCCCATCCTCATGTCCTCTATCTCCAGAGGGTCTACGTAAATGTGATACTAATAATAAGCATACCCCTGTTTGTTCTACTAACGATCTTAGCTTGGTCATTAATATATCTATAGACTTTCTTTCATCTGTATCTTCTTGTCCACTAACTAAAATACTTAAGTGATCTAAGAATATCCATTTAGTATCAAGGGCTTGTGCCATGTACCTGACCCGTGCAAGAATCTCGTCATTGTTTATTGAACCGAAGTGATCGAATGCAAATATTCTTCCACTCCCTATTGTGTTCTCTTGCCACTCTCTTAACTCCTCATCACTGTAACCTTCTCTAACTTCCTTGATGTACAAACGAGCACTCGCTTCTACAGACATAATATTCCATGCAGTATGTTTAATCCCTTCTTCCAATGCAAGAATACCAATGTTATCTTTTGTGTTACGAAGAATGTGATGCATCAGCTCTCTAGTTATGGATGACTTTCCCATTCCAGCACCACTACAAAATGTAATTAGTTCTCCGGTTCTCATTCCATAAGTTTTATCATTCATCTTAGACCAAGGATACAAACAAGTTTCACAATACTCTTCCTCAAAGAGAGACTCACCTAAATCTTTCAGGTTAATAATTCCTGCTGGTGTATATGGTTTAGCACCCCACCAATCTTGTGTAAATACTTCACGTTGCCCCATCTTAAGATACTCATTAGCATCTTTATGTTCCATCCTCATGATCTTACATTTATTAGGAGCAAACAACTGAGCTACTTTTTCAGCAGCCTCTTGACCTTGCTTATCCATATCAAAACAAATAACAACATTATCATATGCATCCAGATAATCGAAGGCTTCTTTACAATCTCTTAATGCTCCTGCTGCCCCTGTTTTTATGCTAACACTGGGCCACTTAGATCCCATAAGTTCATAAGCACTCATCGCATCTACTTCGCCTTCACAAATTGTAATGTACTTTGCTTTCTGTGTAAATATATTCTGTCCAAACAATACAGCGTTAGATAATTCTCCTTCCACCCACATACGCTTATCTTTTGTCTGTCTTATTTTATTTCCTATGTGTTCATTATTATTATTATAATAACTATATAGATGATGGGTAGTTATGTTGCCATCTCGTTTAATTTTAGTATTAAATTTCTTGGCAGTCTCTAAAGATATTTTACGTTCGGGAATCTCTCCCCACTCTCCAACTGTAGCCATAGATTTTACCTTTGTCCTAGATATAGTTACGACATTATCATCAAACCTAGTTTGACAAGAGAAGCACCATGAATATCCTGCCGTATGATTAACATTGGCATCGCTAGAGCCACAAGCAGGACATGCTCCACGATCTAACCATTTCTGTTGTTGCATTATACCCCCGGCCCCGGCCAAGTACCATCTTCAATTTCTTTCATTCGTTCACTCATTATTTCATTTGTAAAACTTTTTGGAAAATCATATCGTTTAGTAATGACAGCAGTAGGTATAGCTAACAATCCTCCATAAGTCAAGTCATCAGGATCATTTTCATTTATACTTGATGCAAGTGTTACATATAACTTTTCATCTTTAATCAAGATACCAGCAGATCTAATCTTCATGGGCTTTAAACTGTCTGCTTCTTCTTGATCTTTCCAGTTAGCATCTTCATACTCTACTGAATCAATCCATTCTATTATAACTATTTTATTCGTTGTCATCTGGGAAGGTGTCCTTTATAAAGTTATCCACAAATGTTTCTTTATCAGCCATGATATCATCTGTTTCTTTTCGTGCCATTCTTTTTGACTCTCGTAAATTATATCCTTCTCTTTGATATTGTTTGGAGATGTCTCTAAATATTCGTTGTCTTTCTTTTTGTACAAAAGTTTTACTCATATCATAATCCTAAATCAAATTGATCTTCTTCTAAATTATTATGTACCCTATCCCATACTTCTTTACGATAGGAACCATGCTTTGCAATCCATTCTTTTAAAGATAGATGTGCTGCATCTTCTTCCATTTCAAGTAACCAATCTTTTACTCTGCCCATTAGCTTTCCTTTCACCTATTCTCTGGATCTTCCATCAATGCCCAACCACTCATACCACTAGGGAATTTATGTTCGGGGTCTATCTTTCTTCGTAAAGAATATATTTCATCTTGTAATATTTTTATTCTTTTGTAAGCACGATTCAATTGCTCTTGTAATTCTTTAACATTTCTTCTTAACTCTGCTTCAATGTCCATTAATAACTCCTTTCATAAAATAAATGAGCACCTACTGTTCCTATGAAAAACATATCTTTCACCCAGTATGGATTTATATGTCTAGTATGATAATGAGTAGCTCCCCATACATCTTCAACAACTGCCCCTTCCATAGCCAGTGTAGCTATATCTGTGGCTATTGTATGTGCTTGTTTTTCATACATAATTTCTTTCTTACCATCACAAAAGTAAGAGAAAGAACAAGCATTCAAACGAGGATGTCCTTTCCATTCATGTACTACTTCACAAATAGTATCAGGATAATTATCTTGTCTAACTCGTTCAAGAATAACATTAGCTATTGCTAACTGTCCTATTTGTGGTTCGGAACGTCCTTCAAAATAGATAGCTTCAACCAAACAATAATGATTTTGTTCATCAGCTTGTAATGTTGAAGGATATAATAATAACAACAACCATATACTTAATATTATTTTTTTCATTTAATGTAACCTATGTAAAGTTATATCTGTAAAGTCTAAGAATGAAGTGGGAACTCCGTTATCATAACACATGGTTTCCATATATCTCCATGCAGTAATCTTATCGGCAAAGAGCATGACGGCTCCTTCTTCATCCGTTAAAACTTCAGGCAATAATTCTTCAGGATCGTTTCGTGCTATCACCCACATATAAGTTTCCTTTTATGTTTAACCTTCCTATTATAAATCATTTTATTATCTACCACTCTCTTTCTCCACATAGGATCAGAGAGTTGTGCCGCAACTGGATTGTTCTTGCGTTTACCTAAAACTTTCTGATCTTTCATAGTCTTATTCCTTATTATAAAGTCTACTAAAGAATGTATTATCAATCGGAACATCCTGCCATTCGTCAGAATCATCTTTATCCAAGAAAATATTCCAATAAGATTCACTAACTTGCAATGATGCTTGTTGGTGAATTAGTTCTTCGTCATCCTTGTACTCTTCTTCTTCTGTTTTGTTCTCAGGTATGGTGAAGTCACCCATTAAAAAGTTTATAGGATAATCTAATATTTTATATTCCAAACCATCATAGCCACAAAATTCATCTATCATATCAGCTAAATTTTCTGGGTCGTTTGAATAGAACA